GCCTGTTCGCTGTGAGAATGCTGCCGTAGGGCCAGTCGCCTCAGCTACCCACATCTCCGAGTCCTGTGTCAACTCTATACCACCACCCGCAAGGGGGCGCGTGTCTGTAATACAATACAGAACGAGAGGGGCGAGGATGCTGCCAGGCTACGGGAGAAGCTGTTCGACCAGTTTATTGAGGCTTGGGAAGAACTACGGCCTGCCGTCGTAGGCAATAGTCAGAGCAGGTGCCCCTGAAGTGTAACGGCGATGAGACTCCGCACACGGGGCATACGGGAAGTGCCGATAGCTCAACCATTGGCTTAGTCCTGACAGAAGGCGCACGTGCGCCGCCTCCGCGTAATCCACGCCCATGCGGTGTCCGAGACGATGGGTGGTGAAATTCCTGTCTGCACGCGAAGCTGCAATACTTGGTACCGCCGCCTGAATACGGCCTGCCGCATTGGGCGCAGATGCCCTCATGGCTTCCGTTACTCCGAGCTTTGGTAAGCTCCTTCAGGGTTGAGTATCCGCCAGTGAGCATGGCTGTGTACGAAGATGGCGTTCTCATATGCAACGGACTATAGGTAGTTAGTCGCTTGCAATCAACCCCATTCCTCGCTAGTCTCAGGCAATGAGTGACACAGAGCTATCCGTCCCAGAGCCTACCCAGGAGATCACTGGCAAGCGTGGTCTGGACGTTGAGAAGGTCGAGATGATCATGGGCCGTGAGCAGGAGAGGGATCTCACCTTCCTGTTCCGCGTCGATCAACTCAAACTGTTCGATCCCAACGCCAAGACCTATCATCGGAAGGCCAAGTCTGGCGATCCCGTCACCATCCAGCTCCTCTTTGAGATGCGTGATGCCTACGAGGACGCTAAGAAGTCGGGTGATCCCAAGCTGGCGCACTCCCTCCTGAAGCAGATGGACGACATTGCCGCCCGTGCCGAGGCTCGCCGGGATAAGGCCCTGGAGCGCCTCTTCGCCTGGAAGAAGCAGGCTGAGGACAACGGCAAGGGCATGGATGGCATGACCCAGGACGAGCTTGTGAAGATGGCCAATGGCTAAACTGACGCCAGCCCAGAAGGCGCAGATGATCCTGACGCAGCGGGAACGGTCAGATCCGCTCCGCTGGTTCGTTCCGTCACCGACTCAGGAGCAGTTCCTGCGGCGGGATACCAGGGAGTTTCCGTTCGTCCTCCTGTCGGCCATGAACCGTGCTGGAAAATCTGCCATCACCATGGCTGATCTGGCCATGCTGCTGCGCGGCACACACCCGTATCTGCCCAAGCATAAGAACCTGACTATCGCTGTGTTCGCCCCGACGCGCATGCAGGCGTCCAACGTCATCGCCCGCAAGCTCTTTGATGACTCTGAGCTTGTCTTGCCCAAGGATGCCCCGGCAGAGGCACGAAACCAGCCGATGATCCCCGCTTGGGAGATCGAAAAGCTGTCCCGCCCGATGCAGGCTGGTATGCGCGTCCCCAAGGAAGTGGTACTCAAGAACGGTAATCGGGCCATATTCTCATGGACTGGCGCTGACGACCAGGACGCCAAGATCTCCGGTGTCAAACTGGACGCTGCCTACATTGACGAAGAGGCTGGTACACCTCGCCTGGTGGCTGAAATCGCTGCCCGCTTGACCGATTCGCTCTCGCAGGGCGTCGGCTTGGGCTTCTACGTCTGGGCGTACACCAATACCCGCTACAATGACGCCTTTGAGGACTTCAAACGTCGATGCGAGGACAAGGTGCGTGGTCATAAGACGTTCCACCTGATGCCTGGCGAGAATCCTGCCATCACCACCGAGGCGCGGGAGATGCTGGCTGGCACGATGACCAAGGAGCAGGGGGATATCCGCATGCGCGGGACCACCGATGCAGGCTCATTGGTACAGATTTTCGGTAAACAGTGGCAGGATGAGCGCCATATCCACAAAGAGCCATATATTATCGGGCAAGACGATAACCTGTGGGTTGGATATGACCCAGGTGTCGAGCACCCCATGGGTATGTTGGTCGCGGCAATCAACAAAGAGTACCCGATGCGGCTGAATGTGGTCAAATGCTGGTCCTACAAGGGCGAAACGCTAGAGAAGGACGTAGATCGGCTGGCCGAGTGGCTACGTGGGCGCAATATTGCTGGATTCGTTTATGATACCAACCTCAAGAACAAGGATCGTGGGGGCGGGCCGAGTCTTTTGGTCCGCACCAAGGAGTTGATGGCATCACGCGGCATTGTTCCCAAGCATGGGTTCTGCCAATCCAAGAAGAACCACGCGCCTGGCATCGCCATGCTGCGGCATTACATGGATCCAGCCGAAGAACGTCAAGCACCGCCGCTGTTGATGCTGGATGTGGCTACGGACGAGAACTGCATCGCACAACTTCGCCAGCAGATCATGGCCTACCGTGGTCGGGAGGAGACGAGGTTCACCGGCCCTGGTGGTGTGGTGAAGAAGAACGATGATTTAGTTGACTCTTTGCGGTATCTCGTAATGCAGCGCCCGTATTGGGTGGCAGACTTCGCCTGCGGAGCAGCGAGGCACATCGCCACACAGCGCGTTGCTTTCTTGGATGCTACGGGTACTATCCCAGTACCACAAAAGCGAGATCGTACTGTGCAACCTCCCCGATTCGACTTCGCAACCGGAGTCTACCGTTCGCGTGATCGTCGGGCAGCGCGGTCGTCTGGCTGGCTGGTAGAGGCTTTTTAATGGAACGCATCAATAACTTCCCGCCAAGGAACGTCGCCAATGGGTATTGTGGGTTGGACGGCAGCGGCCTCGTTGCTCTAGCCCAGTTGCCTGCTTCGGCAAAAGATGACTTGGTTACGTCCGATGCGACTGACCCAACGGCTGGTCATCTGGATGCCAAGGTGGATGGGGCTACGCTTGAGGTCAATGCCACAGCGCACGTCATGCGCGTCAAGGCTCTTGGCATCGACAATTCGCACATCGCCACAGCCGCAGCCATCGCATGGACCAAAGTCGATAAGACTGGCGCTATCGCCAGTGATGTTGGCGCTCAGGCCGCTGATACGGACCTTAGCGCCTTGGCTGGTTTGACTGGGACGAGCGTCATCCCTGAGCGCACTGGCTCTGGGACGTGGGCTGAGCGATCGGTGAACGCCTCTGGACGTGACGGTCTGGCTGGTCTTAGGACGCTGGTGAACAAGTCCAGTTCGGACACGCTGACAGCAGCACAATCGGACGCCATCTTGGAGAACACCGGCGCTACAGCCCAGGTTGAGCTGACGCTACCGGCAGCTTCTGCTGGATTGCAGTACACGTTTCTGGTCCAGGATACTGACGGTATCCGTATTCGTGCCCCTGCATCTACCTACATTCGGGTTGGCGCTACCAGCAGCACGGCGGCTGGATATGTGGAATCCGCAACGCAGTATTCGTGCCTGACTATCGTGTGCCTCAACTCGACCAACTGGGTTGCAACGTCTAGCGTTGGGACGTGGACGGCGGCGTAACGCATGAGTGCGCTAGGCGGAAATCTCCGTGAGTGGATTGTCGTGCCGATCAATACCGGCACATCGGTTGCTGTAACCCATCACAACTCACTGCTGGATGTGACCGCCACTGGTTCTCCTGTTGCAATCACTCTACCTAGCGCATCTGGTATACCCAGCGGATTCATTGTACGAGTCAGGAGAAACCCTGCGTCAGATTCAAATGCCACGATTTCTGGTGGAGCAACAGCTACCCTAACAGCATCAGACTCATCGCGTGAGTTCCAGTGTGATGGCAGCGCGTGGGTGCAGTGGTCTGCTGGTGGAGCAGGTGGAGTAACTGACGGCGACAAGGGAGACATAACCGTAACATCCAGTGGCGCTACGTGGACTATAGACACAAACGTAGTTACAAACGCAAAGTCTGCACAGATGGCAGCGTCTACCATCAAGGGTAATAACACAGCCAGCCTAGGTGACCCTGTTGATATGACTGTATCGCAGGCTAAGGCGTTACTCGCCTACACAGCCGCCGATGTTGGGGCTGCGGCCACATCGCACACCATCGAATCCCACACCAGCAGCGACGTGACCACGCTGAACGTGGACAACACGAAGCACGGCCTGTTTCCGAAGCTCCCTAGCGTCACGGATGGAAAGTATTACGGGATCAAGGACGGTGCGGTTGCTGAGGTCGTAAGCGGGTCAACGCTCGCATCTGACCGCGAAGTCAGCACGACCAAAGCCGTCGCCGCATCAGACTCCCGCGTCCGCAATCCGTTCACGATCAACTACTGCAAGAACCCTGACGCCGAGATTGATGCATCAGGATGGGCAGCCTACGCTGACGCAGCCGGCGTCATGCCGGTCGATGGAACCGGCGGAAGCCCTGGCGTCAGCGTCACCCGCAGCACGACCTATCACCCGCGTGGCGCCGCCTCCATCGGCTTCGGTCACCCGGCCAGCAACTGCCAGGGGCAGGGCATCTCCTACGACTTCACCATCGACACCGCTGACTGCAACTCGCAGCTGACGATCAGTGGCGAGGTCTACCTGCCCGCCGCGTCCAGCTATGTCGCGAACGACATCTCCATATGGGTATTCGATGTCACCAACGGAGTCCTGGTCCCGATCAGCGGCGGCAACCAGCTCGCCCCAGCCATCAACACGATGGGCCAGAAGTTCGCGCTCCAGTTCAGCACGAATACCTCGACCTCCTACAGGCTGATCTTCCACTACGCCGGAACAACCGCCAGCAGCCTGAACGTCTACTTCGATTCCATCTACGTCGGCCCGACCTTCGCCTGGTCCGGCCCGGCGATGAGCGACTGGCAGGACTACACCCCGACGTTCGTCGGTCTCGGAACCGTCACAGGCCTCAAGGCGTCATGGCGGCGGGTCGGTGACACCATGTCAATCCGAGCCACGCTGACCACGGGAACGTGCACCACCGTTGTCGCCAGCATGACCCTCCCGTCGGTGTCGTTTGACACGACGAAAATGTCAAACCGAGCCTACGCCGGATGGGGTCAGCAGTCGAGCAGCGGAAACACCGACTTCGCTGTTCTTACCGATGGCGCAACGGCGACCGACAAGGTGTACTTCAACCGCAATGCCGGTGCTACTGGATTGGTTCCTGAAAACGGCAACTCGGTGTTCTACGATAGCAACAGTGTCTCGTTCGTCGTAGAGAACATCCCCATCGCTGGCTGGTCCGGCAGCACCGCCGTCCAGCCCGGCAGCCGCTACCTATGGGCGCAGCGGTACGCTTCTACCGCAACCCGCGTCACCACGACGCCGAGTGCGCCGGGGCAGTATCGGGCGCGGCGGCTGGGTACGGACACGGCACCAGGTACAGCACCAGCCGAAGGAAACGGGTTCTTCGTTGGCGCTGGTAGCGGTTTGTCGGCTGGCGTCATCAACCTCTACGACATCTACATCGGCCCTGGGAAGGTTGTCCAACTTAACGGCTACGGGACCACTGGACGCACCGGGCAGTTGGTCACAGATTACTGGCAGTTCTCAGCCACTCCGTCCGTGCGCGGCATGGCTTTCAGCTACGACCCGACTACCGGCGTGGCGTCCATCTACTGCTCTGTCACCAATGCTAACGATTACGTCGGAACATCGTCGGACCTGTCAACGTTGTATGTCTCCGGCTACTTCGACATCCTCGTAGCCGACGATCCGGTCCCGGTCGCGCTGGCTCCTGCGGTGCATGTCGATGCGACGAGCAACGCTGGTCAGGTTTGCACCGCGCTGACGACGAATCTACAGTACGAAGATGAGGTTATCGACACGCATGGAGCGTGGTCTACTGACACGTTCACCGCTCCGGTCGCTGGAACCTATCTCATCACCACGTCAACCGTTGATACTACTACTGTAGCGTTCGGGCTTGTTTACTACAAGAACGGCACGCGGTTCGACCAGAGCGTGAGTGTTGCCGGGGATAGCAACATCGCCGGAACAGCCGTGTTAAAACTTGCAGCCGGCGACACCTTAACGGTGCGCGTTAACGTTGGAATCACACGCGGAACCAACTCATACAATAACCGCCTCTCCATCACCCGCATCGGAGACACCTAGTGCTGCGCTGCAACGTCCACAACTTACTGACCGACCAGCGGTACGAGTTCACCGCGCCTGACCAATCCGCCGTCGATGCGAAGCTGGCTCAGAAGGCGAACGCCTACGGACGCGCAGCGTGGACCGAAACGATACCGGCGTGGACGCAGACCGGCGTCTGGTCAACCGACGATCCGCCCGTGTTCGACCCAGCGGCAGTCATCGAACATCCTGAGCAGGTGATTGAACACCCCGCTGAGTACGAAGTCACGATCACTGACACGGCGGCAGAGGACAAAGCCGCAGCCATCTCCGCCGCCTGGACCGCCGCTGATGCCTTCGCCCGCGACGGCATGGACGTGAACAGCCGCAGCAGCCTGCTCTGGATCGCCATGGACCCCAACTGCCCGCAATGGCGGCTGGAGCGGATCATGGAGGTGCAGAACTGGTGGAGCGCCATCTGGACGCACTACGCCACGGTCAAGGCTCAGATCGAGGCTGGGCAGGATGCCCGGTTCGATCCTGTCGTGCCGGGGCCGTGTCCGCTCACCATCTGGCAGATCGCGTCTGATACGCCGCTTGCGAAATCTGACAAACTTTTATAGTTACCACAAAGGCCAGCGTGTTCATGGACCCATACATCCTATTGGCCAGAGCCGAGGAAGCTGAGCGTCGGGTATCCGACCTTGAGCTTCTGTTGGCTCAGGCTCGTCAGCACGCGATGGCTTGGGAGCACACCGCGAAAGACCAGCGCAAAGAGATCCAGCGGCTCCGCATGGAGTGCGACACCGAGCAGATTATCAAGGACTCGTAATGACTATACACCCGCACGATTGCAAACACGACTCTCGTATCATCCGGCTTGAGGACAAGGTTGACGACCATGAACGGAGACTTGCCGCTGGAGATGTTGGCTTTGCCGAGCTACGCAAGGACGTTGGGGCATTAACCGAGAAGGTTGGAGAACTGACTGACACACTCAAGAGCGCCGTCCGCTGGGTATTAGGGACCGTTGGGACCGTAGCAGCAGGGGCTGTAGTATGGGCCATCGTGCAGTCAGGCGGGAAGGGGCTACCATGAACTACCCCTCTGACGAGGACAGATTGGCTATCCGTGCTGCGCTCATCATCCTTGCGCTGGCAATAGCGGTCGCCCTGTTGGCTGGCTGTACCCAGTCGCAGACTCGTGAGCAGATCGCCACTGACAAGGTGGACAAGATAAGCGTGAGCGGGACCATGACGATACCAACGGCAGATGGGCCGCGTCCAGTCCCCATATCTTTCACCATTGATAGGCGAGGCTATGAAGATCAACGTAAGGAAGCCGACACCCGCACAGGCGTTGATGGCGCTGCTGTTGGTCGTGAAATTGCTGCTGTTCTTGGTCCTGTGCTTGCTGGCGCTACTGGCGGCGGGTTCTCGTGGACTAGTATTCTGGCTGGCGTCGGTGGTGCGGCCACCGCTGCTACGACTGGCTACCTGGCGCTCAAAAAGCGTGAACAGTTGAAACCGACTAAGAGGCAGAGTTAGCCGTTGACCAGTGTTGATATTCTATACACTTACGAGCATATTATGAACAACCCTGTCAAGATCCAAGACCGTCCGACTGATGTGTTCCGCTGGGAGCTTGACGGCAGCGAGTGTTCGATTGCCCGTGTCCCGCTGGGCGGCAAGGTGCTGGTTCAGGTCGATGGCGATCTGGCTGGTGAAATCCTGACCATCTATGGCGGCATCGACAACGCCAATGTCCCGCTGGATGTGGTGCGTAGCACCCCAGCGCTGGTTGTTCTCCCGCCTGTCCGCTGCGTCAAGCCGGTCGGACCTGCGGGCATCACCGTTACCGTTATGGGGGCCGCATGAGCCTTGAAGCCGATCTGATTGAAGTCCGCAAGGTCGTGAAGGCGTTTGCCTCGCTGGCCCAGGTTGAGTCCGCGCTGGATAGCGTAGTGCAGGCGGAAGCCCGCATCGGTGCTGCCAAGAAGGCGCTGGCCGATCTGAACGCCGAGCGTTCCGCTGCCGCTGCTGACCTGGCTGATTCCAAGGCGCTGGTTGCTGCCGCCAAGAAGCAGGCGCAGGATGTTCTGGCTGAAGCCAAGATCAAGGCTACCGCTGCGCTGACCAAGGCTGATGCCGAGGCTAAGGCGCTTATCCCTGCCGCCAAGGTGAAGGCTGACGCCATCCTTGACGCGGCGATTAAGGATCAGATCGCCGCACAGGCTGCGGTGGATCTGGCCAAGGCTGAGAAGGCTCGCCTTGACGCCGATGTTGCTGCCGCTAAGACCAAAATGACCGAGATCAGGGCTGCCATCGCTGCCGTTGTCGGGAAGTAAACCGTGGGCAACGGGCCGTTCATACGCCCAGCCGCCATCAAACGCGGCATTACTAATGTTTATTCCCTGGTCATTACGAATCTTAGCGTGCAGTCCGAGACGTTCTTTGGGTCTCTTACGTGGCGTGAAGCCTACTGGCGTTGACATCTGCAACACTCTGTATAATCTCAGGACATACAATGGACGAAAATACACCAGTTGAGCTTCCGGTTGGCAAGACGCTTCAGCGCCTGCTGGACGGCGGCACGGATGCCGCCAAAGAGTGGCAGAAGCAGGGCGATGAGATCGAGCGGTACACGACCAGCAATGACTACGGCTTCCTCTACCAAGAGTTTGAGGCTGAACAGTCGTTCCAGGCCCGTGTCAACAAGGCTTCGGAGTTCTGCCAGATTTTCGGTGCTTTCCTGTACCCGCATAATCCTGACGCCTCGGTTAACTCCGAGCCGTGGGCAGATCAGTGGGCGAAGCAGCGGCATGTGATTGAGGAACAGTACGCCGACTACTCAGCGCGTCACGGGGAACTCGCCAAGCAGATGCGCCGGTGTGTGGATCACGCGCTCCTGCGTGGGCGTGGTGTCATGTGGACGGGCTACAACGACAAGAAGGGCATCGTTCAGGACATCTTCGACCGTGCCGACAATCTGGTGGTTGACCCCGACGCCAAGTGTGTCGAGGAACAGAACTGGCAGGCTCGCAAGCGTGTGAAGCCTCGTTGGGAACTGATGGCTCGCTACCCTGACAGCGCGGCGGTCATCCAGCAGCTTCCCGTCTATGGTAAGCCTGATCATGGTAAACGGCAGTCGGACGCGCAGAGCGACCTGATTTGCTACTACGAGATCTGGATGGGCGTTGGCGCGACCAACTACATGCAGTCGATGGAGACGGTCACTGCCGATAAAATCGACACCAGCGCCAAGAAGAAGTACGTTGTCGCTGAAGGCAAGGTGCTGTACGAGGGCGACTGGGAGATACCGTTCTTCCACATTGACGAGTGGCCCGGCACCTATCTGGACCCCATTGAGCGTCCTGGCTGCATGTTCCCGCTTCAGCCGATGGAGCCAGGCATGGGCCATCTGCGGGCGATGAACTACGCCTATACGACCTTCATTGCCAAGTGGCGGTACATGAGCCGCACGCCGTTTGCTGCGATCACCCACAACGGTCAGGGCATCGAGTCCGATCAGTTGTTCAAGGTGCTGCGTGGTGAGCATATCGACGTACTGCTGGCGAAGTTCGCCGGTACGGATGAGCCGCCGGATATCAACAAATACTTCCAGCGTATCG